CTAAGAAGACAGCCACAAGTGTGGTTATCTCCAAAGTATCTCTGAGTTTATGTTTCATTATATCATTCTCATAGATGATGCGTAAAACATTATGATGAATGGTAGTAAGAAAGGAAGAGTCATTAGCACTAGAAATTCGATAGTGTCAACTAACTTTCGTTTCTGAGGACGAAGGTCGTGGTTGACTTCTCTAGCTTTTCGCACCATGCTCTTCGCAAATAAAGTTGCTGTGGTCATGGTTTTCCTAAAAGTTAGTTATAAATATTTTGTATAAGTATATATAAGTCTAAATTATACGCACTTATTTAGAAAAAAACAAATCCTAATGAAGTTTTGTTTTGTCCTTGGGTGGGATTGCAGTTTCAAATTCACTCTCACCAAGTTCTTCATAAAATTCATCAAATAAATCTTCGTCTCTTACATTTTCTAAAATGGAATCAACTGCTTTTTTCATGTACTCTTTCGAAATACTTTTTAAATCATTAGTTAGTGGTATGGATTTATCCTCTACCATTCTTAACCAGTTAGAAGAGGCTTCGTCATAGAACGGAATGAACTGTTGATTCATGCTACTTCTATGTAAGACTTGGTCAAAAGGAATCTTGACAATAGGGTCTTCACTCATTGGTGCATACGGATAAAACGTTGCAAGAGTTGAATTGATTGGTTGTTGAACTGATAAATGACAAATCATAGGTAGAGTAACTTCGAGACCTTCATTTGAGTCTCTAACCATTCCTACAAACTCTGCACCAGTTTTAAGTTTGATAACTTCGTATTTTTGAGGTATTAAATCTTTTGGAGTTGCCATTACTTTAAATCAAATTGTTGTATTTCGTAAGAAAAATTCTCTTCGTTGTAAATATTTATACGTTCTTTTAGGTGACCAAGGGTGTAATTATCACATTGTAAGTCGTCTGCAATATCAAACAATCTCATTTCAGTTTTACCTTTTGTCTTTCTTAAACCTCTACCAATAGACTGAAGGTTGCGTATTCTTGATTTAGAAGGACTTGCAAAAACTACATTATCAATTTTCTTTATGTTTACACCAGTAGAGAAAGTTCCGTATGATGCAAGTATGACATTATTTTTCTTCCTTGCATTTTCAACTATCGTTCTGACTGCCTCTCTATCTTCTGTATCAGTTGCACCATGTACGTAATGTAATGTTCCTTTTTGTCTACTGACCATAGGATTAAACATTTCCCATAAAGGTTGTCCGTGTTTCTCTATGTATTGGAATAACACCAGTGTATTACCCTTTAGGGAACCCACCAAATTAGTTATAAATTGGTTTCTACTATCACAACTTACGAGGTAATCCATTTCTTCTTGATAGGTCATTTTCTTCTGTTTGGTATGACGAAGTATGACACAATCTATTTTTAAATTTGCAATTGTTCCCGAATCCATGAGTTCTTTTGAAGTTATGACCTTTTTGACTGGGCCGAATAATCCTTCAAGTTGTAGTCTATGAACTTCAGTTCCGTCCAGTGTACCAGTAGTACCAAAACGAATTGCAGTGTCTTTCATTTTTTCTAATATACCTTTTAGTGTTTGTGCTTTGAATAAATGTGCCTCGTCTCCGATAACCATATCAAAAGACTGTAAAACATTTTTAGGTGCTTTACTAAAACTCTGCCATGTTGTAATTGTTATAGGTGAATCGAATACTTCTTGACCATGATATATTTTACAGATTGGGTCTTTGTATCCATAGTCTTGGAAATCCTTTGTCATTTGTTCTACCAGTGAAGTAGTAGGAACTATGATAACAGTTTTCTTGTTGTAGTATCTTGTAAGTAAATATATGATAAGGGATTTACCACTTGCAGTAGGTGAAAGTAAAAGTTGTCTTCCGTATTGAATTGCAGTATTAAATGCATCTATTTGATAATCTCTAGGTTCAAAAGGAAGGTTTAAATCTGCTAACCATGACTGACTAACTTTCTCTCTTTCCTTTTCTCCTATAACGTCTTGTATACCAGTAAAGTCATATCCACGTTCTCTACAGAAATCGTCCACGTATGGAAGTAAACCAATATAAATCTTATGTGTCTTTAAAGAAAACAGTCGAACTTTTCCGTCCCAAAATTTATTCTTATATGAAGGCATGAACTTTGCATTTGGAACTGTATATGAAAAGAAATCATATAGGTCTCTTGCAAGTCCGTCATCACAATGAACCTTCATAAAGACTTCGTCTATTTTTTCTACTCTAACCATGTGAAGCAAATTTCCAATTACAAGATATAGAATACCTCTCACTATTTCCTAAAACTGGAGAAGTGTAGTGTATTAGTGTTGAAGGAAATACAAACATATCTCCCTCTTCGGGTTCCACCACAACTCGTGCAGTTCCGAACCCATTTAACCCAACCTCACCATATGTAAGGTGGAGTTGACCCTGTTGTTCTGTATTACTATTGTTCTTATATGATTCTGCATTCTCGTCTATATGTATAGAAGGAAATATAACACATACTATATCACATATTGGATAATGACAATGTGGTGGATTATACTCTAGTGCAATTTGTTTATTATACCATGCAGAATCCATTACGATATCAGAATCCTTATCAAAGTATCCACTATCGACTTCTTTGATATATGATTGTATATTTGATTTTAGAGTATTGAATACTTCAGTTCGTCTTAAAGAATCACCGATAAACTTTTCTTCTTTGATATAACCAACAAGAGTTTCAGTTGCGTCCATTTGCATAGGATTACAGATTTCTAATAGAGATTTAGATTCTGATTCAGACAATTTATACTTCGCAACTCTAGGCCCGAATGCACGTAATAGTTCCATTTTATTTGAAAGGATTACCTACTAACCACCCTACTAGTGATGTTCGAGTTCCTCGTGTGACTGGTGTGACTTGGTGGTGAACGTCTGAAGGGAATATGATAATACTACCTCTTGTCTTTGCACTGAATGGTGCAGTCTTTTTCATATTATCTAAAAGAATATTGTTCTGACCTAATTGTAACTTATCAAAAGTTCCAGTAGGTTCTAACCATTCAAAATGACCACCTTCATATTCATCGGGGTCTGATAATTGAATAGTGCAACTTAACTTACGAACCTTTCCGTCTGTTCCATGTTCTTGTCCAACTGGGCCTGAATCTGTATGCCATGTATAGAAATCACCTTTCTTTTTGTTAGGTTGTTCTGCATATTTGGTGAATTGAAAGTTTTCAAAGTAATCTAAATCCCAGTTCCAAAGATTATCTCCTCTTGCATACTCAACTGCACTTGCAAGTTTTTCATGGAATGGTTGTGGTAATTCTTCATGTTGTAACCATTTTACTTCTGACCTTCTAATTTCGTCTCTTTCACTTCCGTCTATTGTTTCTATTCCATCAGGGTCAAAACCTGCGAATCCGACTCTTCCACCTTCCCACTCTTTTCTATTTGCACATGCAATTATAGTATCAACTTCTGTTGGGGTGAAATATCCTTCTGCAATCCAAACATAGTTTTGATATATCATTATGAACCTGCCATGAACTTTCTCCAATCGATTGTATTCTTAATCGTTTGGTGTCTCCAAGTGATATTTTGCATACACTCTTTAAGATATTCTATTGTTACTTTTAAGTATTCGATTTTTGCATTCAGTTCTTGAATGTCTTTGTCTGAGTTATAGAACAGTTGTAAGTCGTTTTTCATAATTTTTAATCCGTCCAATGGGTCGTCTGACCAACCTAACTCTTGAATTTGTTCTTGAGACATTTTTCCGTTATACCATAACCACTTGTTCTTTAGAAGTGTATCATATTTGTATTGATACTGTTTCATAACAAGTATCTTACTGGATAACAAGTCTTGGTATTTTGCGTGGAGTTTAGGGATTTCTAAAGAAGACTTATCTAGTTCGATATCGTCAATTTCACAATCCTTTTCCCACTCTAGTTTAATTTCATCTAAAGTCATAATATACTATTATACCATATTTATGGTATTTTAGGAAGTGGATTCTATGTCGTAATATGTAAATCTGAATTCAACTGTTGCAACAACAGCGTCGGTTTCTGAACCACTTTGCAATTCTATACCACTGAGAGATATAGGGAATGCATCATGGAATCTGAAAAATTTATTTGGTATGTTTTTATTAGTGTTGACCACTATTGTAATGTCTGAATATTGTGCAAGGTCGTTAGTAACGTCACTGTAATTACCAGTTGCAGTCTTTTCCGTACCAGTAAAGTTTGCAAAGGCAGTTGGGTCTGAAACTGGAACGATTGCATTCATCCAATCATACATTTCTTTGAAGTTTGCAAGGTCTTCGTCTACTAAGAATGATACACTTAAGGATTCAAATGACACTTTATCGCCTGGGAAAAATGCATCTAATCCTACACCCGCTGCACTTACTGTCTCTGTAAATGATAAGCCTGGGATATTAACTGATTGAACATAGTATTCCACTGCTGGAACTTTGTCAATTAGTAATCTAAAATTATTCTTATTAAGAATTGATTTGTTAATTTCAGTCAAGTTTTATAATCCTTTTTGACGTTGTGGTATCTTGATAATCATCACCACGATATTCTCTTTGAACTACCTCTTCACAAAGGTATCCTTCTTTAATGTATCGTGTAGATATGGTTCTACTGATAACGTCTGTTGTTTCTATACCATTTGGGAATGCACTTTTCTCCCAAGGGCCTTCTAACACTTTCACTGTTTTTGCATATTCTGACATAATTTATTCCTTCTAAAGGGGGTGAATAATTCCACCCCACAATACTATTTATAGTTATTTCTCATTAACAAACTCATTCAATTCAGATGCAACAGCAATAATATCCTGAGCATTGATTGAAGTAGTTATTAAAGGTTTCTTATCATCAGGGTGATTATCGTTGTGGGTATAAACCGCATCGTTTTTCCTAGATAAGTTTTCTATTAGTATAGACTGAGCCATACTTAGTAAGTCGGCTCGTATTTCATAACCTGATTTTCCATTTGACATAATTTCCTCCTTGTGTGTGTGTTTATGTCTGTATCATTATTGATACCTTATATTTAGTGCCAAAAAAAAGGGTCTCGAAAGACCCTTTTTAAAAGTTCTAAACTTTTTTTACAGAATGTTTGATACTGCAAATTTTCTGTAGTATTGGTTAGTTCCTGCTGAAGCAAGTCCGTCTGAAGGTGTTGAACCAACAAAAGGATTAGATACCATTCCGTATCTTGTTTTGAAACCAATTTTTGGTTGGAATGTATTCTCACCAACTGCACGAACCATTTGTAATGGAACGTATGGGCAATAGAATAATCCAGCGTCATAAGGGTTTGAACCTCTATAACCAACTGTTAAGTAGTCTGAAGACGCATATGGGTCTATGTAGACTTTAACTCTTCCGTTTAATACACCAGCAAAAGTATTACCAGTATCATCAACGTTTAAGTTGGTTGAAAGAGCAGGTGCGTAATCTAATACACCAGCCATTG